CTTCGCGACGAAGCCTCGACAGGCAGGAAGCGGGCCGAGTCGCCCATTCCGCACGTCGAGGCGGGAGACAAGGAGCGGGAGAGCCACCCGCTCGATAGTGAACCGATGGAGCGGCTTTATAAGCGGCTGCTCGACCAGTATGTGCGCGAGCTTGACCGGCAGGAAGAGAACCGCCGGCTGCAAGCCGTCGACGAGGATTTCTACGACAATTTCCAGTGGGACGAGGCTGACGCCGCCGAGGTCGCCGAACGCGGCCAGATGGCGCTGGTCTACAACGTGATCTCCAACACTGTGAATTGGGTGATCGGCACGGAGAAGCGTGGGCGTTCGGATTTCCATATCTTCCCGCGTGAAAAGAACGACGCCAAGCCAGCCGAGCGCAAGACGGCGCTGATGAAATACCTGTCCGACGTCAACCGCTCGCCGTTCCACCGCTCACGCGCCTTTGCCGACGCGGTGAAGGTCGGTATTGGCTGGCTCGAGGACGGCTTTGACGACGGCGGCGACGGTGAGCCGCTTTACGGGCGCTATGAGTCATGGCGGAACATGCTGTGGGATTCAGCCAGCATGGAACTCGACCTGTCCGATGCCCGCTATCTGTTCCGGTCGAAATGGGTCGATCTCGACATCGCCCAGGCGATTTTCAAAGGGCGCAAGTCGCTGCTTGAAGGTGCCGCCCGTGATGGCGAGCGCTTCGTCATGTCGGGTGATTATGGCGACGATCCCATGGACGCCGCCGAGCTGGACATGGAGCGCACCGGCTCGGATGCTAGGCACCCGAATATCTACAAGCGCGAGCGCTGCCGCATCGTCGAGGCTTGGTTCAAGGTGCCGGAGGTCGGCAAGCGCCTGTCCGGCGGTTCGTTCCGGGGCGAGATATTCGATGAGGCAAGCCGCGGTCACGTCGATGAGGTGAATAGCGGTCGCGCCGAGCTAGTCACCAAGCCGCTCATGCGCGTGCATGTGGCCTTGTTCACCACGGGGCAGACTGGCGGCATGTTGCATGTCAGCCCGAGCCCGTATCGGCATAATCGTTTCCCGTTCACGCCGATTTGGGGCAATCGCCGGGGCCGTGACGGCCTGCCTTACGGCATGATCCGTGGGCTCAAGGACATTCAGACCGACATCAACAAGCGCGCCTCGAAGGCGCTGTATATCCTTTCGTGCTCAAAGACGGTGGTGGACGAGGGCGCCGTCGACGACATGGACGAGTTGGCGGAAGAGGTGTCGCGTCCCGACGCCTTTATCGTCAAGAAGCCGGGCCATGAGGTGAAATTCGACGTCGATCGGGAGTTGTCGGCGGCCCACCTCGAGCTGATGACCCGCGACATCATGATGATCCAGCAGCACTCGGGCGTCACCGACGAGAACCTTGGCCGCCGCACCAATGCCACCTCGGGCATCGCCATCGAGCGCCGGCAGGATCAGGGCGCGACGTCGACCACGCACTATTTCGACAATCTCCGCTTTGCCGCGCAGGTTCAGGGCGAGAAGCAACTGTCGAATATCGAACAATTCATGGGGGACAAGACGCAGTTTCGCATCACCAACATGCGAGGCAACCCCGAATACATCGACGTCAACGACGGTCTGCCCGAGAACGACATCGTGCGGTCGAAGGCCGACTATGTGATCGGCGAGGCGGATTGGCGGCAGACCATGCGCCAGGCGGCAGCTGACCAGTTGCTAGAGGCCATGCAGAAGATGCCGCCGGAGGTGGCGCTAACCATGTTCGATCTGGTGGTCGAGAACATGGATTTGAGCAACCGCGAGGAGATCGTGCGCCGTATCCGGGCCATGACCGGCCATCGCGATCCCGACGCCGAGGAATTGACGCCGGAGGAACAGGCGGCAGAGCAGGCGAAGCAGGAAGCCGCTGCGCTGGAAAAGGCACTGGCGGAAGCCACCGTGCGCAAGATGGTGGCCGAGGCTGTTGCCAAGGAAATGGCGGCGGAGAAGGCCCGCGCCGATACAGTCAGGGCCAATATCACCACTATCGGCGGGCCGAAGCGTGGGGCCATGGACATTGCGGCCGACATTTCCACCGCGCCGGCGCTGGCGCCCATTGCCGACGAGATCGCGCGCGACGCGGGCTATGTGGGCCGCGCCGAGAAGGAGCAAGCCGCCACCCCGGCCTTACAAGCAGCCGCCGCAGCGGTGCCGCCAGAGGCCGCGCAGCAAGTGCAGCAGCAACAGGCAGCGGAACAGGCCGCCGCCGCAGAAGCATCAGCCGACCCGGCAGGAGCCGGGCCGCCACCCGGATCAACCAACGGAGCAGCATGACATGGCAAAGAAGAGAACTGCCGAGGAGCTTGACGACCTGACCGCCGATGAGCGCGAAGCCATCGAAGAGGCCGACGCCGAAACCGAGGCTTCCGCCGAAGCCGCCGAGGAGATCGCCGAGGCGGTGGAATCCGCCAGCAAGGCCGATGACAAGTCGGAGGCGGGCGAAGCCAAGGATGAGGGCGATGGCGGCAGCGCCGGGAAAGAGGCTGCCGCGGAAGCCGACGAGGGCGAGGCCGAGGGCGGCGAGGAAGAGGAAGCCGATCCGGCGGCCAATTACCGCCTCGCACCCAAGAGCAACGTGCCCGAGGATGCCGAGGCCAAACTGGCCGACATCGACAAGCGCGAGGACGCTCTGGCCGAGCAATTCGACAATGGCGACATCACCGCCAAGGAGTTGACCGCCAAGCAGCGGGATCTCGCCAACGAGCGCCACACGATCCGCTCTGCCATGGACAGGGCGCAGATCGCCGAGGATATGCGCAAGGACGCATGGTTCAACCAGTCTGTGCCGGCCTTCATGGCCGACCACGAAGCCTATAGCAGCAACGTCACCTTGCGGCGTGCGCTCGATCGCGAGGTGCGCGAGTTGCAGGTGCGGGCTGGCGATGCCGGTCGTGACCCGTTCGATCCGGCCATCCTGACCGATGCGCACAAGAACATCGTCAAGGCTTTCGCCGGGCTTACCGGCGCCAAGGCCGACGATAAGGCCGACGAGCAGCCCGATGCCGGGAAACTCAAGGTGAAGCCACGCGGAAAGACGCCGCCGACGCTGGCCAAGGTGCCGGCTGCCGACCATGAGGACACGGATGGCGATGAGTTCGCCGCCCTCGACCGCCTGGCCGACAAGAACCCGGAGGCTTACGAGGACGCGATTGCGCGTCTCCCCGAGCATGAGCGCGAGCGATACCTTCGGGCTCAATGAAAGCACCACGGCGAGTTCGCCAGATGCTCCGATTTTCATCCGTGATGGGCAAGGCCAAACTACACTTGACAGTGAGGGTTGGGCAAACTCTCGCTGTTGGTGGCCCCACTAATATCAGAGTTGAGCACAAATCGGGCCGCGAGGTTTCTCTCGTCTTTGACGCAGACCGCTCGGTTCCTATTCGCATTATCCCCGAGTCAGGCTCGCCCATGCCGCGCGGCGAGCCAGTGGGGCTGGACGGCAGCAATCCTGCCGAGCCAGCGGGTAGCGGCATCAACCCAAGGCGCATGACGGGCCGCGACAATGGAGACTGACAATGAAAACCACAGTGCCAGTCGGCGACCCGAAAGCGATCAAGCGCTGGTCAGCCGAGCTCTTTCTCGACACCGCAAAGAAATCCTATTACGAGCGGAAATTCATCGGGAAGAGTGACAACTCGATCGTCCAGCGCCTCACCGATCTCGAGTCGGATGCCGGCGACACGATCACCTATGATCTGTCCTTGCAGCTTCGCAAGAAGCCGGTCTATGGCGACGACCGAGCACAGGGCAAGTCGGAGGAGCTGAAATTCGCCACCGATGAGGTCAAAATCGACCAGATGCGGGCACCTGTGTCTGCTGGCGGTCGCATGACCCGCAAGCGCACGCTGCACGATCTGCGGCGAGTGGCCAAGGAACGCCTCGGCGATTACTGGTCGCGCTTCCTCGATGAAATGATGTTCATTTACCTCTCGGGTGCCCGCGGGGTGAATGAGGACTACATCGAGGCGGTGACGTGGGTGGGCCACGCTGGCAACGCCATCCAGGCCCCCGACGCCGATCATATCCTCTATGGCGGCGATGCCACCAGCAAGGCCACGGTCGGCACCAACGATGGCATGTCCCGCGCGTTGATCGAGCGGGCGGCTGTCAGGGCGCAGATGATCCGCGCCACCGATCCCGAGAACCCGAACATGCTGCCGTCCAATATCGAGGGCGAGGGGCATTTCGTGGTGGTCATGTCCCCATTCCAGGAGTATCAGCTCCGCACGGAATCGGGCGCGGCCGGATGGCTTGAGATCCAGAAGGCGGCCGCCGCCGCCGAGGGTCGCAAGAACGACATCTTCAAGGGCTCGTTGGGCATGATCAACAAGATCGTGCTGCACTCCCATGAGAGCGTGATCCGCTTCAACGACTACGGCACCGAGGACGATCTCGACGCGGCCCGCGCCCTCTTCCTTGGGCGTCAGGCTGGCGTATGTGCCTATGGCACGGCCGGCGGGACGAAAATGCAATGGGAAGAAGAAATCACGGACTTCAAGAACCAGGTCGATATTTCCGCCGGCACGATCCTCGGCGTGAAGAAAACCCGGTTCAAGGGCCGT